ATATACCATAAACATTCCACCATCTCCAGGTTGTAGGTAAGTATGTCGTATAATGTATCACGAAACCCCGTAAAATGAATGTCGGAAGGATTCAAGATTTTCTCAATCACACTGTCACATACCGTGTTGAAAACATCTTTGGGTATATCATCGACGGTTTTCATATGAGGAAAGGAACGTAACTCCTTGATGTTCAATAGACTCTCGGAATCGATCGCCCCTAATATTTTTGCCACTTGTCTTTCCTTCTCATTGGTAGTCGGGTCAGGAGGTCGCACTGTTTGATGAAAAATAGAAAGATGCTGCTCTTTGGTAGGACGCTTCACCCTCAATATATGACAATTGTTTATGATGGGGGTGGGTATGAAACTCAACTGTTCCGTCAAAATGAAAAATTTGATTTTAATATTCGAATAATTACTATTACACTGCTGCATATAGCTATAAAAAATCTCTACGAGTTCCGTGTGTATGAGATGAAAGTTTTTACATAAAATAACCCCGGTTTTCTCCGGCTTCACCGAGACAATGTCTATGATTTGTAAGAATATCTCGTTCCATAACAACTTCGAATTGCAGCCTAACATCGACATGTCAATCTCATAATGGATATCGCTGATGCGGTAGGTATAGTCTTGTTTTTCGGTCTGAATCGTAATTTTTTTATCGTATTTTAACTCGCTAGGACTGTATTTTTTCAATATGGTGAGAACCTGGGAATACTTTCCTGCGCCGGGAGAACCATAAATAATCGTGTTCTCCAACATATCTATTTTGGGCGGCATCGATTCTATGATAGGGACTATTTCGGGGTGGGTATTGAATCTCTCCACCGACGTCAAATAATCCTCGAAATATGTTTCGTAATACCTCATTACCATTTACACATAGTTAATAATTATTTTCTATACGCATTATTAACTTGTTTTATTGTGGGCACCCACTGCCCTGTGGACCAAACGACGATAAGGGCACTTTGACCGCATTAGCAATACTTATTTCGTTACTATTAAGCTGCTGTCTCGCGGCCTTATCCAGCCCGTTAGTTATATACACCTGCAACGAAGATATGATGAGCGCAGCGACCGATAATATTATTGTCAATACAATCAAATAATGACGCCGTAAAGAGAACATCGATGCATGTTTCAATAAAAAATAAAGGTTGACCTCCAGCTGGTCCGCACCAACAAACAGAAACGCCAACAATAGCGCACATATACAAAAGGTCGTAATCGCGAGAACATTGAAATTATATAACTGGGTTCGGTAGGGCTCGGCAATATTGATCGGAACACCGTTCGTCACCGTATAATTCAAATGTAATTTATAGATCATTATCATGATAAATACGAGCGAAACGAAATGGAAAATGGTGGATACGAGTACTGTGGACCGCGCCAACACTGCGGGAAAATAGTGTTGTTTGGAGATTCCTGGTATCAGCGACGCAGCAATGAAAAATAAAAAGGCGGCATTAGTAATAAACAATAGAATATAGCCTAAGACCGCCGCATTCGGTTTGAATATAAACACAAATCCGGTGACGAATAACGCGAAAAACGCCCCAAAGTTCAATGTAGTGAGACTGGCATACATGTGGCTGCTATTTCGGATATAATAATCGAATAAATTATCCGGGACACCCGTAAGTGGTTTGCACCCATTGTATGAGATCGTCTGCTTCACACGTCATAAAACCCTGATTGAACTTTTTGATGTTATAAAACTCGGGTTTCTTCATGTCAGGACGTTGATAAAAGACGTAGGGACCAAACTTCCCCTTCCTGACACTCAGGTGGTCATTCAGACGCCGCAACACATTATTGTCCACCTTAGTAAGAGAACCCGAGAACAACTTTTCGACGTCTTGTAGCGTGATTTCGTTGAGCGGTTTGGTAATACTTTTGATGCTTTCGCGCTTCTCTACCCCCGACTTCGACCATGTGACGTAAGGTCCATATTTACCGGTTTTGATGTAGATGGGAGAACCGTCGTATTCGCCTAAACAGCTATTTTTGATTTCGAGTAATTCGTCGAGGGTGTACTGCCCCTTCTGCGCCTTCTCTAAATCAATGCGGATGTCCTTCTTTACCTGTAAAAAATTGGTCTTCTCTTCGTCATTATCGTCCTTATAGACATGCCGGATGATGGGTCCAAACGGGGCAAATACGAGGCTATGACAGTCGTCGATCGGATAGGTTTGTTTTGTGGTCTCGCGTATCTTATGGGAATGGCCCTTGATGTCTTTCAAACAATTGGCACAAATCTTAGCCCAATTGGGTTCTCTCCCACTAGATATCAAATCCAGGTCAGCTTCCATGTTTTTGGTGTAGTCGTACGAGAACAATTTATCAAAGGTTTTCAATAAAAACTCGACAGTGAGTATCCCAATCGGTTGAATCACCAACTTGTTTTTCTCGTTGCCAAATACCCGTTCTTTGGTGACGGTTTCAATCTCGGACCCGACCAAACAGTATTCGTCACACTTGACCACGGTCCCACCAACATCGGTTTTCTTGACATAACCACGGTCCACAATGGTCTCCACGATGGAAGCGAAGGTAGACGGCCGGCCTATCCCTAAATCTTCTAGCTTTTGGATGAGACCGGCTTCGCTATAGTGGGAATGCTTGTTCTTGGCAGTCAATGTGCAATCGACACGCTCGGCAGAGAACCCCGATTTTACGGACTTTAAAAACAACTGCACTGCGACACCGTTGTTTTGCTCGTCGCCTCCGTCCTTGGTACCTACCTTCTTCCAACCTAAAAAAGTCGGTATTTCTACGGTGTAATGATATTCCAACTCCATTGGAGCAGTTATGACAGTTTTAACATTATTATAGACCGCATCCGCCATGCAACTTTCAACTGTGGTTTTCCATATCAGGCGGTACATCGACCCTAGACGGGTTTCGGTGGTCGGAATCTGGGTCACCGCTAAATTGGTGACACGTATGGCCTCGTGGGGATTGTTGGCGTCCTGGTTGACTACCCTAGACAAATCGCCTAAATACTTCTCGCCGAATTCCTTAATAATATGTTCCTTGGCCTTTTCTAAAAACACAGGGGAATATTGAGAACTTTCGGTGCGCATGTACGTAATATGCCCTTGTTGGTATAACTTTTGACACAGATCCATGGTCTCTTTGGGGGAGGCGTGGAGAACATTGGAGGACATCTGTAACATCCTCGATGTGTTCAGTGGTTTAGGTGGGGCTCGGACACTCTCCTTTGCTGGTTGTAGAGACAACATGTGTTTAAAATTCTTGGACTTTTCTAGGAAATCGAGAACTTCGTCCTTGGTTTCAAACTCCTTATTCAGATGATATTCGAGACGGTTACTGAAGAAGGTCCCGATGGTCTTGTACTTGATTTCGAGTTTGGTTTCCCCCTTTTCTTGTTCGTTATCGTAGACCAATCTAAGTGCAGGTGTTTGGCAGCGCCCGGCAGACAATGAGTGAGCCTTGCTATTAAAAATGTATTTCCATAGATAGGGAGAAATCTTGTATCCTACCAGAATATCGAGAACCTGGCGGGCGTGCTGGGCCTTCACAAGGGCCATATTGATGGTGGTTGGATTAGCTACCGCGGCTTTCAGGGCCGGCTGTGTAACCTCATGAAAGATGATACGGGGGGTGGTTTCTACCGGCAAACCAAACACCTGACAGATGTGCCAGGCAATGGCTTCGCCCTCGCGGTCGTCGTCCGATGCTAATATGATATGGTTTTTATCGAAGTTGGCGATGACCTTGCGCATCCACTCCACATGATCCATCTTCTCATCCATAATGGTAAAGGTAGGTTCAAATGTCCCCTTGGTGTCAATCGCCTTTATTCCATTAATTGTGCGGATATGACCCTTTGAAGATATACAACCGTATTGAGAACCCAAGTAAGACTCGATTTTCGCACATTTTGACGGTGATTCTACAATGACCAACCAACTGGCCTCCTCCCCCGGACCCGCCCCCACTTCGGCGTTTTTTCCCCCATTTTTGGCCCCCCTCTTTTTCTTAAAAATTTTGGCGGGCATACCTATTAAGCTAAGTATAAAATTGTATTTATCTCATTTTTTCACTTTTTATTAAAAAAAGAGTAAGGGGGCCCCCTACAAAATCGACTTTTTTTAACTTTTGGAATAAAATGGAAAAATTTTTTCGAAAATGGACAAAAATAAATGTCCAAAAAAATGTCCGTGAGAAAAGAACGTAAAATAACACCCAAAAACAGGTGAAAAATGGAAGGTTACTGATTTTGGTAAGGTTGCGCCAAAAACGGCCACAAAAATTGGCTGCATAAAAATAGGGGGTGTCCAGGGGGGGTGTTTAGCAACTTTTGTGTTAGCATATACTATGGGGGATTTGCAACTTTTTGACACCCCAAATTTTGAATGTAAAGTTTGTGACTATATCACGAGTATAAAGGACAATTATGATAAACATATGTTGACTGCAAAACACAATCTTCTAACAAAAGCCCCAAATTCGACTGTGTTAGAATGTGCCGCCTGTGACTATATTACCGTAAGGAAGAGTAGTTATGACAAACACCTTGCAACCGCTAAACATAAAATAAAGTTGCAAGAGGCCCAAAGTTGTGAGAAAAGTTGCGATGAAAAACTTACGTGTCCTAATTGTAAAAAAACATATACCTCGCGACCCGGATTATGGGCTCATAAAAAGAAATGTATACCAGAGACCGATTCTCAGGCTGTTAGAAGCGATAATGGAGATATTCGAGCAGAACCACCCCTCGAAAACACAATCGTCCTTACGATAAGTGAAGTGCCAAATAGTACAGACAAAGAACCCGAAAAAGATTCGAAGAGTCAATCGGGCAGCAACCTGGCCGGTACCGGCACTGTGTTTATGAAGCTGTTCAAAGAGAACCATGATTTCAAAAACCTATTGGTCGAACAACAACGGGAAAATAGTATGTTGATGAACAGAATGGTCGAAAAAGACGAAGTTATGCAGCGAGTCATCAAGACACTGTTGGAAGAAAAGAGTCAGGAAACACGGGAAACCAAGGATCTTATGAACAAAATTGTTGAAATCACCCAGCAGCAACTTGCAGTGACGACCACTATAAATAATAACAACACTGTCAACAACAATAATCAGCGGTTCAACCTCAATGTGTTCCTCAACGAGACTTGTAAGGATGCTATGAACCTGCAAGAGTTCTTGGACGGTATTCGCCCCACCTTCGAAGAACTGTTGGTCATGGGGGATGTGGGTTTCGTGGACGGCATTTCGGAAATATTCATCAAGCGCCTCCGCGAGTTGGACATCACCAAGCGTCCTATCCATTGTACAGACATCAAGCGTGAAACCATCTTCCTCAAAGAAAACAATGTATGGACCAAGGACGATAATGGGCACGCCAAACTTAAAAGCATTATTGAGAAGGTGGAATATAGGAACGTAGTAACATTGCATACTTGGTGTATCGAGAACCCAGAGGCCATGATCAATAATCATGAAAAGAACCTGCTGAGGGACAAGATCTATCTGCAGACCTTGTTAGGCGATCCTAAGACCCGGGATAAGGTGGTGAAGATTATTGCAAGGGAGGTAACCTTGGATAGAGAGGCCATAATGTTACAGATTAGAAGAGGTTAAATGGTGTCTTACTATGGCATGTTGTAAATAAAAATAAAATTATGAAAAACAACATAAATATATCTTGATTCTAATATTATACCTATAATACTTATGATGCGTCGTGTAGTGAACTCTAATATCCGTTCTTTTGTTACCTTTTCGGGTAGCCCGGTGACTGCCCACACGGTGTTCCAAAATAGTTGTTATCAGAAGGTGGACTTTAAGATCAACGAGAATAGCCCGGTAAGCACGGCGGTAAACTCGTTCGCGGCATTCAATGTGGGTTGTTTGGCAGTGACCGACGCCGCTGGTAAGGTGGTCGGGGTCTGCTCTGAGCGCGACTACATCAACAAGGTCGCTGCACCAGGTCTTAATCCGGTCGATACCAAGGTGAAGGATATTTGCACCTACGGACCGATGATTGTGGCTCTGGGTTCGGATTCCCTCCAGTCTTGTATGAATAAGATGTTAGTGAAGGACATCCGTCATTTGGTGTTGATGGACGATAAGAAGGAGAAGTGTGTTGGTATGCTCTCGATCAAGGATTTGATCAAGGAGATTATGAAGGATAACCAGGAGTCGATTGCCCGCTTGAGCGATTTTAACATGGGTAAGGGTGCCTACTTCGGAAGCGAGTAATGCAAGAGCCGCCACCCCACCCCGCACCTCATCTAAGTCTGAAAAATTGATTTAAAACATCTCAATATGATAATAATCATCGTAACACGTTATTATCATGTTGAACGCTACCACAGTACAACCGTCTACAGTGACAAACAATAGACCCCAACAATATGTGTATGTCAGTCCGGCTTCTTGGGATTCAATGGTACAAACGTCCACTGTTACTGATGATACGTCCCAAGAATATGCCTCAGAATACGTATTTACATATACGCGAGCGAACCCATATACGTCGTCTTACGATGTTCCTACATGGATTCTTGTAAAGCGCCCGAAATCTCCCCCAAAAAGAGGATAAAAATTCACTTTATTTTGCGGTAATTTGGTATGGTAATAATTTGTATTTTTTCAGAAAAACGCACCCGATGAATTGGTTTGTTTATGGTATTAGATTCTTTTTTACAGCAACATAAAAACCATTGCACCATACATATATATATGCGCCTTACATTTACTTTGGCAGTGTTAGTACAAAAACGAAACGATTTACACAAACCGTAAAATTGAAATATAAGATTATAATAAAAACCATATTATAACAACGAGCTAACTGTAATAGACCACTATGAAATCAATCAAACTTAAGCTATATATCAACGATCGGTCTTATACCAAGTGGTCATTTACTGATAATGAAACCAACAAGGACGTTCCCGTGGAATTTTGCACTGCATTACAGTACATCGATCCCACCGTGCAAAAGCTGTTTTGTAAAGACGTCATCGAATTGAGTTTCGACAGCTGCATGCCGCGCATAGATTTCATTCACTCGCATGTAAAAACCTGTGAATATATTGCAGGGGTTCTCATACTCGATGGGAATAAAACCTTTGGGAGAACCGAGAATAAAAAGCGGCTGCTGTATCGATGTATTCCAGACGACCATCGCCTACCGGTTTTCCTGGTTCCCTACGACATAAAGATTGGGTTCTCCAAAGTCTTCAAAAATAAGTATGTTATTTTCCGTTTCGATAATTGGTCGGGTAAACACCCACGGGGCACGTTGATCGAAACCATCGGTGATGTTGATAATTTAGAGGCGTTTTACGAATATCAATTGTACTGTAAAAACTTGCATGTGCCTATCACCGACTTTACGAACAAAACTCGGTCCAGCCTGAATAAAAAATCCAACGACGAATTTGTGCAACACATCTTCCAAACCGCCCAATATAAGATCGAGGATCGGCGGTCCAAGTATATATTCACGATCGACCCACCTCATAGCTTGGACTACGACGACGGGTTTGGTATCGAGCGCACACGCGTAGCGGGAAAGGAGTGTTGGCGAGTTTCAGTATATATTGCTAATGTCTTTGTCTGGTTGGAAACGCTGGGGCTATGGAATTCGTTCAGTAAACGCGTGGCCACCATCTATTTGCCTGACCGACGGCGACCCATGCTACCTACCGTCCTCTCTGATACCCTATGTAGTTTACAACAGTGTCAACCCCGGTTCGCCTTGGCAATGGACGTTTTAATTGACGATAACGGTGCCCTCATATCGGACCAGCCCATAACCTACAAAAACGTCTTGATACAGGTGGTGAAAAACTATGCGTACGAGGACCCCAAAATGCTGACCAATGACAAGAGTTACCGAGAACTGTTTGAAGTTTCGTGCTTGATGGACGACAGTATCCGTAACAGCCATGATATTGTGGCTCATTGGATGGTGCAGACGAATACATTCACGGGCATTTTGTTGGCGCAACAAAGAATAGGCATATTCCGATCAGCCGCGTATTTGAATACAGATATAGATGTTACAATGAAACGAGAGGATTTGTGTGGTTTGAATGACGAAACCGTGAGGGTGATCAAGTCGTGGAACAATACTATAGGGCAATATGTCCCGTTCAATGACGACATTGATTTTCATCATACACTGATCAAGAATAGCGTCGCGAAAAATAATTCGGATGTTTTCAATAAGGTAGGTGAGAAAGTCGCATCGACGAACATGTATATTCATATCACCAGCCCCATCCGTAGATTGGTGGATCTACTGAACCAGATCATTCTTTTGGACCAGTTTTCGCTCGTTACCATCGTAAGCGCTGACGCAAAGAAGTTTCTGGCGGACTGGCTCATGCAAATCGAATATATTAATACGTCGATGCGCTATATTCGTAAAATCCAGACGAGCTGTGAGCTGTTGAGTCGGTGTTTCCATTCCCCCGATCTCATCGATAAAGATTATAGCGGCGTAGTCTTCGATAAGATTATCAAGAATGACGGATTCATTACGTATATGGTGTATTTGGAAGAGTTGAAATTGTTGTCGCGGATAACCACACAATCCGATGTTCCCAACTACTCTAAGCGGCTGTTTAAAATGTACTTATTTGAAGATGAGGATAAGATAAAGAAAAAGATTCGGCTTCATATGAAATAACATGACAGAGCAAGTATAATTATATCATTAACATCAAACATAATAAACGTTTTTTATCTAATAGATATAACAGGTTATTATGTTTATTAGCCATGTCTTATGCTTGGCTTTCGGTGTAAGAATGGCAAGTATCATTTGGGGTTCTCAAAACTCTATACATTTCAAAGACCGGCTATTTCGATCAATAATGGATCTTCCTAAGACGCAGAATGGTGTGATACTTGGAGCTATAGAAAAAATAAATACAAAGATAAACACAAATAAAGATACTCTTTGGAATGAACGGGACGACCTAGTTACTGAGTCGTTCTATGATAAGAACGTTTCCTTTGTTTTTCCTAATTTTTCTATCATCCATTTGATCGTTTAGATATCGTCAAAATCAATCTCGCCAACGTCTTCCAACTTGAATGCCTCACCTACCTTATCCTTCTTGGGTGCAATAACGACTTCTTCGTAATCTTCTGTAAATACCACATCTTCCCTCTGTGCTTTAGAGTCGTGGGTGAATGTGTTACCTAGACTCAGACGAATGACATGGTTGAGCTGTAATGAAGGGATGTTTTTCAACTGTTCAACCTGGTTGGCATCGTAGATAGTGAGGATGTCACAATTTTTGTAAGGAGTCTCCCATTCGCGTAGTCCAATGAGAACAACCGCAAATACGGAGATCATGTTATGGCGTTTTTGTTTACCGCGAAACTTGTTTCTAATATGGGCTATGAGTCGAGTATCGTCGTTGGTATGCACCTCGAGCATGCCGTTACCGAGTGCCTTGGTGACACACGCTATTTGTTCGAGCGGTGATGTTGGAATAACCAACTGAGAAGCATGAGACGACGTTTGGTGCTTACGCGCAAATGATTTTGTGCCAGTACCACCTGTAGTATTTTTTACCATCTTGAAGCGGCGGAGTAAGTAATGTAGTATGAGATATGTTATACAAAGAATGGAAGTGAAAGGAGTTCAATTTTTTAAGGGAAACCCAGGTTTAAGGGAACCTATGGTTCCCTTAAGATCCTTCCCTTTTCAGGGGAACCAACGAAAAACTAATTTTGTTAACTGTGTTATTAAGATAATTACAAAGAAAGTTACCAAGACCCTTTACCGTTTAAGGAAGGGATCTTAAGGGAAACCTTGGTTTCCCTTAATTTTCTACTATCATTATATATAGCACAATGAGTGGTTCTATCTATGATAAAATCGGCATGTTTATCAAGGACGATAATAAACCCAAAGTTAAAATCTCGCGCGTGGATTATTCGTCTGGATTCCCCGAGCACATGAGTATCGTTGAAGTCTTTTATAAAGACGGCGATACTGAGAAAAGTTACGGATATATGGACGAACGCGAATTTTTGACCAAAGCTACCATGAATGGTGGAAAAAAACGTCATAATAAGC